TCAAAATACTTGACAAGAAATCTGTAAATATCATTTCTAGCAGATTGCCCCTCATTATATTTTCTCTGACGGTAATTCATAGGCAAAACGGATTTTCTTCCGCAGTATTGCTTTTTTCTACACGCATTTTATTTAATCTTTCCGCAGCTTTCTTCTTTGTTTCATCGGAATATTTTCTCGGTGGATTGATTTTAATGTAGGAATACGGCAAGTGAGCGAAAATAGATCCATCATTATTTCTGGCAAGAATTTTTACATCGTCTGGAAATTCCTTTTCTAATTCCTCACATCTGTTCTTCCAGGTACTCCATTCTTAGCAGTAAGTCCTACATAATCTCTTCCGGGAATCCACTCAATTACACATTCGTTTGTGTTTTCTGACACAAAACTCACCTCTATTCATTTTTTTATTTTTTATCTTTGGAATTTAGCCAGTAGAACTACTGGTGTGTTAGAATCAGTGATAATTTTCTTCGTTGAGTAAGTCGTTGAATTTTTCCAACGCCTTAATAGATACTTTGTTATTTGCTTTTTCTGGTCTGATTGATACATTTAAGTGA